AAACAATGAAATAAAATGCTACATTCGGTGTACTGCAAACCCTGGAGGAGTTGGAGGATATTGGGTTAAGAAAAGGTATCTAGACCCAAGTCCTCCTAACGAATCATTTACTGGTGAAGATAAAATAACAAGAAGATTTATACCAGCAAGATTAGAAGATAACCCATACCTTGCAGCAGATGGTAAGTATGAACAAATGCTTCAATCATTACCTGCTGTACAAAGAAAACAATTACTAGAAGGTAACTGGGATGTTGCTGAAGGTGCAGCCTTTACAGAATTTGATTATGATACACATTGCATTGACCCATTTGAAATACCTAGAACATGGGAAAGAGTAAAAGGAATTGACTATGGTTATGCAGCAGAGTCAGCAGTAGTTTGGGGAGCAGTCGACCCAACAGATGAAACATTAATCATCTATAGAGAATTATATCAAAAAGGTTTAACAGGTGAAGACCTAGCTAAAAAGATTTATGAGTTTGAAAAAGAAGAACGACTATCTATTCAAGGTGTATTAGACTGGGCAGCTTGGGCTAAGACTGGAACAACAGGACCAACTGTTGGAGAAGTATTATCTAGAGCAGGACATAAACTTAGAAGAGCAGATAAGAATAGAATACAAGGTAAGATTCAAATACATGAAAGATTAAAAACAAATGATAAAGGTAGACCTAAGTTACAAATATTTAAAACTTGTCCTAACCTTATAAGAGAAATTCAATCTATTCCTTTAGACCCTAACAAGCCTGAAGATGTAGATACGAAAGCTTCAGACCATGCTTACGATGCTTTAAGATATTTAATTATGTCTAGACCGAGAGCTAGAAGTGTATGGGATGAGATGACAACAATAAAACGATGGACACCATCAGACCCAACATTTGGATATTAATATGCCACTATATAGATTTAAAGATATTAAGACTGATAAAGAATATAATAAGGTTATGTCTTATGAAGAATTATTAGAATATTTAAATAGTAATAAAGATATACAACAAGTATTTAAAATGAATATATTTAGATACTCAGATAACAATGGAACAAAAGACCAGTTTACAGAATGGGCAAAGGATTCAAGTATAAATGATAATGGAGGTTTTAAAACTTATGGCAAAGCAAGAACGGACTATGACAAGAAAAAGGATGATACGCAAAAAGATAAAGCTGAATAAAAAAGCTAAGACTGAATTAGATAAGTATCCACTAGTAGAAGTGAAGTGGTTGGATATTTGCTCTGATAGTTCTTGGTTATCTATGAAAGATGCTATGTCTATGCCTTTACCTGTATGTAATACCAAAGGACATTTGTTATCTCAGACAAAAGGAATAACTAGAATATTCGGTGATTACTCAGAAGGCACTAAAGGTAACATTGAGGAGATAGGTAATGTTACTATCATTCCTAATAGTGTTATTGTGGACATTAAGAAAATTAGTTGACAAACTAACAATTAATGTGTATTATTAATATATTACACAAATTATAAGGATTTTGAATGGCTACATATGGAGACCAAGAATTAGAGACATCTATGCCTTCATCTGAGGATGAGCAACAAAATGAAAAAGATGTATCAGCTTTAGTTGGAATTATTCAGTCTAAGTTTCAACAATGTGAAACTACTAGAAGAGATGATGAGTTAAGATGGTTACAAGCTTATCATAACTACAGAGGTAGATATTACAAAGATGTTAAATTTAGAGAGAATGAAAAGTCTAGAGTATTTGTAAAAGTTACTAAGACAAAAGTTTTAGCAGCTTACGGACAATTAATTGATGTTCTATTTGGAGCAAACAAATTTCCTTTAACAATTCAAGAAACAAGAGTACCAGAAGGTATAGCTGAGTACGCACATTTAAATCCTTTAAAAGAACAACTAGGCAATGAAAACTTAGAACCTACTCCAGGTATCGAAGGTAATATGGATTATGTTCCTGGTCAACAATCAGGATTAGGTTTTCCATCTGATACAATTGGTTTTCCTGGTGATGGTAGAGAGTTACCAAAGGGTGCAACATTTCAAACTTTAAATGAATTACAATTAGGTGAATTAGAATCTAAATATGAGAATGCTAATTTATCTGAAGGACCTGCACCAACACCTGACATGCCTCAGATTAAACCTGCACAAATTGCTGCAAGACAATTAGAAAAATTAATTCACGACCAGATAGATGAATCAGATGGTAGTATTCAATTAAGGAATGCAATATTTGAATCTTGTTTATTAGGAACAGGAATTATCAAAGGACCTTTTACTTATAATAAAACTTTACATAAGTATACTGACAATGGTAATGGTAGAGAATATACACCAGAGATTGTTAAAGTTCCTAAAATGGAATTTGTTAGCATATGGGATTTTTATCCAGACCCTAATGCTAGAACAATGGATGAAGCAGAATTTATAATTCAAAGACATAGACTTAACAGAAGTCAGTTTTTAGATTTAGCAAACAGACCTTTCTTTAACAGACAAGCTATTTTAGATTGTATTAAGATGGGTGCAAGTTATACTAAGAAAGAATGGGAAACAGATATTGATTTAGAAAAAAGTCACTATGCTGATATTACTCATAACAGATTTGAAGTATTAGAATACTGGGGAACAATCAATGCATTAGCTGCAAGAGAAGAAGGATTAGATATTGATGAAGACATTGATGATGATGCAGAAATTCAAGTTAACATTTGGATGCATAGAGGTAAAATAATTAGAATAGTAGAAAATCCTTTTAAACCTTTTAGAGTTCCTTATCAAGCATTTGTGTATGAAAAGAATCCTTATACATTTTTTGGAATAGGTGTTCCAGAAAATATGGATGATGCTCAACAGATTATGAATGGTCATGCAAGAATGGCTATTGATAACTTAGCATTAGCAGGTAACTTAGTATTTGATGTAGATGAATCAGCTTTATCATCTAATCAAACTATGGAAATACATCCTGGTAAAATATTTAAAAGACAATCAGGTGTACCTGGACAATCTATTTATGGATTGAAGTTTCCAAATACTGCAGTTGAGAATATGCAAATGTTTGACAAGTTTAGACAACTTGCAGATGAATCAACTGGATTACCTTCTTATTCACATGGACAAACTGGTGTTCAATCTATGACAAGAACAGCATCAGGTATGTCAATGTTAATGGGAGCAGCATCATTAAATATTAAAACAGTAATTAAAAATATTGATGACCAATTAATTAAACCTTTAGGTGAAGCAATGTTCCAATGGAATATGCAATTCTATGAAGGTGACTTACCAATCAGAGGTGATTTAGAAATTAAAGCAACTGGTTCTTCTAGTTTGATGAAGAAAGAAGTTAGAAGTCAAAGACTAACTATGTTCTTACAAACTGTACAGAATCCAGCAATTGCTCCTTTTGTACGAATGTCTGAGGTAATCAAAGAGTTAGCACACTCACTTGATTTAGACCCAGAAGAAATTATGAATACAAAAGATGAAGCAGAAATCTACGCAAAAATAATAGGACAACAAAATGTTAACAAAGGAACTAGCAACCAAGCTGATGTCTCTGGTCAACTCGGAGCAATGGCAGGTTATGGAGGAGTACCTGAACAAACTCCAGGAGCAAACAACCCAGGAAATGGCGAAAGCCCAATCGGACCAGGTAATACACCAATGCCAGGGGAGATGGAATTTACTGGACAGGTTGAAGAACCTCCGATATCAGGTTAAAGATATAATACAATAGCAGTTGACTAACTAATAATCAATTGCTATAATATTACTAATTGGAGAAGTATAATGAAAAAGAACAAACCTATTAATATGGCTACAGGTGGACTTATGTCTCAACCACCTTACATAGCTAAGAATGACCCTAATCAAGATTCAGGTATTACACCTTATGATGTAAACACTCCTCAGTCTGCTAGACAGGGTATGCCTTCTAGATTATTATCTCCTTCAAGAACAAGATTTAAAGATGGTGGTGAATCATTCCCTGATTTAAGTGGTGATGGTACAGTAACACAAAAAGATATTTTAATAGGTAAAGGTGTAATCAAAAAAGCTAAAGGTGGTTTAATGAAAAGAATGAAATTTGATGATGGTCTATTATCAACTAGAGAAGTTATTGAAATAAAAAAAATGGAACAACTTCAAGCTATGCAAGATTCAGGTTTACCATTAACTGACCAACAAGAAAAAGAATTAGAAGAATACAAAGCAGCTAAAGCTGTTAAACCTGAAATGGCATTAGGTGGAGCAGTTGGAGTAGAAAGAAGTAAGTATGACCAACGACCAGATTATCAAGCTTATGCTGAAGGTGATATAGTTGAAGATGAAGATATGGCAGAAGCTGAAACAGATATGGAAATGATGGCAGAAGAAGACCAAGGTTTATTAGAACCAATAGGAATGAATGAAGAACCTATGGATGAAGAGATGGAAGATGAAGACATGGGTGACATGGATGCTATTATAGATACATCAGCTTTATCAGAAGAAGAAGAAAAAATTTTAGATGATGCAGTAGAAATGCATCCAGAACTAGAAGCAATTATTCCAAAGATAGTTGCAACAGAATTTACAGATGATGGAGAAGTAGAAGGACCAGGAACAGGAACTTCAGACTCTATCCCAGCATTATTATCAGATGGTGAATTTGTATTTACAGCAAAAGCAGTTAAGCATCTTGGTGTAGACAAATTAAGAAAGATGATGAAACAAGCAGAAGAAGCTTATGATGCTGGAGTTCAATCTCAAGCTGAACAGCAAGAGATAGTATAAAGAATTTGTAGAGAGAGGTAACTCTACGAATAGACAAGCTACCTTATAATAAATTTTTATTGTAAGCCCTTGTAGCTTCGTTTTAAACAGAAACACCTACCTTAGCTACCTTCAGTTAAGTGAAGCCCTAAAGGAGGACTATATGAGTAATCAAAACGAAGAAGGACTAAAAAAAGTCGCAGCAAACCCGTACAACATGAAGAAAGCTTGGCATAACGATGATTCGATGCCTAAGCCACTACAGAGTGCTGATTCTGGTTTGTATGTGCCAAACCCTGAAAGTACTAGAGAAGATTCAACTGCTACTGCTGATAACAGCAACCCAGAAGATTCTAACGAAAGTACTGCAGCCACTATGGATAAGGTTCAAGACTCAGCATTAAATGTTGAATCTACCCCTTATGCAAAGGTTGATTATAAAAAGAGGTACGATGACCTCAAACGATACTATGACAGGAAACTAGGTGAATGGAATAGTAAAGAGAACGAACTCAAGACACAGTTAAGAGAGAATGCTCCTAAGTATACACCACCTAAATCTGCTGAAGAGCTTGAAGCTTTTAAGAATGATTATCCTGATATATATGGTGTTGTGGAAACCGTTTCTCACTTGCAGTCTTCAAATCAAATTAAGACTATGCAAGAAGAACTAGAAGAGTTAAAGAAAGCTAACAAAACTTTACAACAAAGAGAAGCAGAGTTAGAACTTTCTAAGTATCATCCAGACTTTGAGAATATCAAAGAGTCAGATGATTTCCATCAATGGGCTGATGCTCAACCAATGGAAATTAAAAGATGGATATACGAAAATAATTCTGATGGTAAACTTGCAGCAAGAGCAATCGACTTGTATAAGAAGGACCGAGGACTTGGATTAGATAAAAAACCTGGTAAGAAACAACCTAAGAATGAGGGTGCTGATTTATTAGTTAAAACTAATGAGCAAGTACAAGTTCCTCAATCAAAGGAAAATTTCTTTAAACGTTCTGATATTGCTAAAATGTCAGATGCTGAGTTTATGCAATACGAAAAAGAAATTGTAAAAGCTCAGAGGGAAGGTAGAATTATAGATTAATTCTATCTTATTTTTATTAATCAACAACTATAACAAAGGAGTATAACTATGGCAAAATTTGCTGGTGGTTCTACGTACAACTTTGATTTAACTGCTTCAGGTCAAACTAATGGCTTTTTTATTCCTGAAGTCTATTCAAAGAAAGTACAAATAGCTCTAAGAAAAGCTGCTGTTGCAGAAGCAATCTGTAACACAGACTACATGGGCGAAATCTCAAGCTTTGGTGATACAGTAAACATTATCAAAGAACCTCAAATTAGTGTAAACGATTACACTAGAGGTTTAGCTGTAACATCAACTAACTTAACAGACCAAGAACTTGTTCTTACAATTGACCAAGCTAAATCTTTTGCATTCAAATTGGATGACTTAGAGAAAAGATTCTCTCATGTTAATTTCCAAGCGATTGCATCAGACAATGCTGCGTACAAATTGAGAGATGCAATGGAT